CAATGCTCATTAGACCAAGTAGAACCGCCGTCATTTGACCAACGTAACATCGCCTGCGGATTGTCGCCCTGCCCTGTGGTCAGCCCTACGCCAGGCTGGAATTGAATCTGGAATTCCACGAAATACTGTCTTTGCAAATCTGTGGTCAGGTGCGGCGCACGGCGCAACCGACGGATCGGGTTGCCAGCATCGGTGTATTCGTCAAAATCTAAGCTGTAAATCTTGCCGTTTTCGTAATCGCCCACTAAGTTCTTATTGGCAAATGCGATGCAATTTTGCCCTCTGTGGCGCTTGTAAACTGCGTTGGGCGCATCCCACCACAGCCATTTGATCCATTGTTGGGTCGCTAAGTCATAAGCCCATGTCAGGTCAATAGATGGAAAATTAATTACATAAAATTCGTGGCCTTCAATTTGGAACGACCATGCCCTAGCATCAGACACATCAACCCCAACCAGACTGTTCTCGACCGCGTGGGTCGAAAGCCTCTGAAATTCGTAGCCTTTCATCTGGCCGATGGTCGCGGTTCCCAGCGTATCCCGCGCCAGAAACATGAAGGTTTCGGCAAAGCGAACAATTGAGAACGGCGCACCGCAACCGTTCTGGCTGCTGGTTCCCGATACTCGCTGAAACGGAAAAGTGATGATGTTGGGTATTTGACTGCCGACATCAATCCAAACCTCGGTCGTTACTTCGCCCAGCAAATAAACCTGCCGGTGGTCGATAATCAGCGCCACCAGCTTGTCAGGCGACCCATCCTTAGCCCCGTACAGCCCCGTGGTGGACAAGGGCGACCCTAAGTCAGTTACCGCCCAATTTTGCGTTCCTGGCTCGTTGTAGGCCACATAGTTGTCCACCGTATCGACGGTATTTGCGCCCTGCCAATCGCCGTCAGACGGCGGCAGGGTCACAAACGTATTGGTGGCCACAACGTAGTAATACCGATTGACCCCATCGACCAGATAAGCGGTCAGCCCTTGCGTGGTCATTACGTTGTCCGTAATAGACACCGGCCCTGAGTTGGTGGTCAAAGTGCCGACCTGAATATAGGTAAGATCGGTGGCGATGCGATAGACCCGACTGCCACAGACCGCGATGGCATATTGCAGGCCAGATAGCGCCCTCATTCCGCGAATCTCAGCAGGGATCGGGAATTGGATTTCGGTCACTAAGCCTGGCGTTGGATACAGCGCGACAATACCGCGCTCACCCGGCTGCTTAGTCGGGTCGATTTCAGGGTAAAAATTAATGCACTCCTGATCGTTCTGATAGATCGACCGAGTGGTGTACGACGCGCCAACGAAGCCGAAATCTGCCATCAGTTGAAGCCCCCATCGAGGATGAACGCCGCATCTTTCGGTCTGCCGGTCATCAATACGTCAGGATACTTGCTGACCTGTGGCGGCTTCATATTTGTGCGCTTAACCGTCGCCTTAGCCTGTGCTGCGTAGGCCGTGATCTGGCTGACCTGAATCTGATTGATCTTGCCAAACATCGGCATTAGCCGTTCAGCCAAGCACCAGCGCAGGCACATGTTATAACCCTGCGGAAATTGAATCGACCCGTACAAGTCGCCAAACTCGCGGAAAATGGTCTGCGTAAACAGGTGCATCTCGCCTTGAGCTGGGTTTGGCCAAAGGTAGATCGTTCCCAGCAGCTCCGACGGCTGGTAATACAACGACTTCGGCCACGGGCCATTTAAAGTCTTTAGGCCAATCGATTCGTATTCCTCAAGGCTTAGAATCGCAATTGGATAGTCCAGACCGCCGCCATAAATCGGCACGCCGTTGCTGGTCGTATTGACCCGCACAAAGGCCGATTCAATGGTCAGCGGGCGCTCATAGTAAGAATCAATAATTTGCAGCACCACAGGCGTTGTATGTCCACGGCTAACCGTGTAAGTGCCGCCCTCGTTGACGTTACCACCCGCACCCGTGCCAAACCCGACGATGGTAGTACCAGGCAACACGCCCAGCCCTGTCAGGGTCATGCCCATTGTGATTGCGCCTTTTAGAACGCCGTCAGTCGGAACAGTTAAGGTCGTGCCGCTGATTGATCCGGTAAACCGCGCAGACACGTTACCCGACGGACCGATGGTGTATTGCACCTGATTCTGGACGCACGGAAACACAATCTCGGTGCGGTAAAACACCATCATGTTTTCGTTCGACCACTGCGCGATCATGTCGTTCAGCATATCCAGCCCGTCTTGAGCTTCGTCCGCAGTCGGGATTTCGCCAGCAGCCAACGCGCCAATGTCCTTCATGGCGCGGGTGATGATGTCGTAAGGTGTAGTCATTATTTCCCCTTACGCCCACGGCAATTTTGGTGAAGTTACTTTTGCAGTTGGCTGTTTTTTGGCCGTCAACAATATTTGTAATTGATCTTCAATTTTTTGTTTTTGCTGTGTTCCAATTTTGCTCATTACCCAATTTAACACTTGAGATTTGCTTAATTTTTCATATTCAGTAAAAAAGGTAATGTTTTCAATATTAACAACAACAGAATTTTCGTCGCAAACATAGTCGTTATCGTCAGCAAATGTAGCAATCCAAGTCACCGAATAAACAACATTTTTGTAATTGTTGTATTCAGGCAAAACATTCATTGATTTAATGTCCCATGTGGTTTTCATTTTGCCCTCTTTATTGAACAGTTACTTGAATATTTAACGTTACCAAATTTGTATTTGGCGCGTTAAATATAAAACCTGTTTGTGGATATAAATTGGATGTAGTATATGGAACGCTATTAGCGCCATCATATGCAGACGAAATCAATCGAACAATGCTATATCCGGTTGGCGGCGTAATAGAAAAAATATAATTGCCTGGGCCACTTGGCGGCGCAAATGTATAAAGTAACTCATAACTCATATCTAACGTTGTTTTTAAATTTGCAGCCAATAAAGTTAATGTACCAGCGCCGCCGCCGGTTTGGGTTATGGTTGGCGCGGCTGGAATTGCGCCAGCCCCAATCACATATTTTTTTGTTGGGCCAGCCAACGTCCAATTTCCACCAGCATTATTAATAAAAATATTGTTAGTATTGTTTGTGCTTGGAATTGTGATTGCACCACTAAAACCACTAAAATAGTTGCCCATGATAGTGTTTTCGCTTGAAGCCCCTGCAACAGTATTCACAAATTCCAATGGGCCAACATCAAGTGATTCAAACCAATTACCCATAATTGTTCCGCGAGAACCGCAAACAATTCCGTAATCGCCGCTACTTTCAATTAAACAATTAACAACTTGATACAATGAACAAGCTGACATATCAAATGCTGCAACCATGTCAGAGTTCGCATACACCCAACAATCTCGCACTTGAATAAGGTTGGTGTTATCTAATGCGTTTATGCCATTACCTTGTGTTTTAAGTACATAAGCGGGGCCAACCGCTTGAGATGCGTTAATGCCCTCAAAGACTTGCGAATACGACAATTGCGGTTGTGCGCTTGTTCTAAACATAAAACACACAGAACCAGAACCATTAGAAAAAAACTTTATTCGTTTAAATATAACAGCATCAAATCCGATTGCGTCAATCGCAATGTGATTTGAATTTGCAACCGAACCAGTAGGGTGCGCTTTAACGCCGAAATCACTAAATGTTGAACCGGTCATTCGGTAGTTTGAAACCGCCCGATCCATTGCAATAACTGGTTTTGTTGGGTCATTCATTTGCAAAATTGCAGATGTCATACCCGAACCAATTAGATTGATAGTAGTAAAAGGATCGGTATTGTTTGGCCCGTTATCGTATGGAAAAACTATGGTGTCAACCAAATAAGTACCATTGGGCAAGTAAACAGTTCCACCGCCAGGCGTAAGCGAATCAACCGCGGCCTGTATTGCTGCGGTGTCATTTGCTACGCCATCACCAACCGCACCAAAATCTAGGACGTTTACAATCTCGCCCTCAATCATTGAATACGAAACTTTGGTCAAAGACATTTTTTATTCCTTCACATTGATGCGATTACAAACGTCAGCAACTCTTCATATCTGACGCCCAGGCGGGTGATTTTTGTTGCGCCTTCAGGACATTCACCATCACGCATAATTTCGCCATTGTCATCCAGCACTTTTACACCGTCTTTTTCAAACCAAGAATCTGAACAAAACATTCCATATCGTTCAGCGTTCAAACCTTCCTGGGCAAATGCGTCATACACATCCTGGGCAACAACGCCCCAATGGATGCGGGCATCGTCGCCTTTTTTGGCAATTGCATCGTTGAATTTAAATTTTTTGATGTTGGATTTAATGCGCTGGGCTACACGTTCTTCCACCGCGTCCATCGAACCAATGACAGTTTTGGTTGTTCCGTCTGACGTGTTGATCGTGCCGGTTGCCGCGTAAATTACCGACCAGCGCAACGCACCCGTGCCGTTGCTATAAGTGTTGTCTGCACTTGGCCGGAAATTGCCACCGGTGTCAAAACGTGCCACATCGGTTGCGGTTGTTGCGCCTGATGTAGTTGCAACACCAAATGACAATTGACTAACGCCGCTGTTGCCAGGGCCAATGCCTTGAACAAATGATTGGCTTACACCGCTAAAATTGTTTGAAACGTCGTAATAGGTCGTGCAAGTGCCGGATGCTGCGGTTGTTGTGGTCAACCTGACAAAGTTGGCCGTCGCTGCCGCCAATCTAAGATTGCCAGCACCAGGGTCGGTGGTGTTGCCGATGGAAACGCCGCCGGATGCAAAAAATCTAATATCTTCAGTGCCATTTGTTGCAATTGCAACCGTGTCAGCAGCAGGGAAGAAAATGCCGGTGTTGGTATCATTGATGTTGCTAATTGAAGGCGTGCCTACCGCACCATTGGCAAATTGTGCTTGCCCCGCAAAGTAGTTCGCAGCCGTACCCGACGCATAAATGTTCCACTTATTCGTGCCAGAAGTAACCTGAGAAGAAATGCCGAAGTTACTTGTGCCTTGAGTTTGATCGTCAATCAAAATGCCGTATTGACTTGAAATTGTCGAACCCGCGCCTTTTGTAGCATCGGTAATCCGAACTCCCGACATATTTGCAACGGTAAATGACGCTGCTGCTGAAGCTGGTGACGCTCTAAATGCGTCAATGTTTGACGTAGCAGCCGAACTACCTGTCAGTGCCGAAACGACACCCGATTGAGTAGTCCCCGTTAAGGCTGTCGATTGCACATAAACGCCTCTGCTTGCCGAAGCAGCACCCCCCACGCCCATATAACCATTCACCGTTACAGTGTCAGTTGTGGCGTTACCAAGCGTTGCATTGCCATCAACAGTCAAAGCGCCAGTTGTTGCAAGCGTTGAACCGTTCCAAGTAAGCGCACTGCTTGTGCTTAATGCAGACGCAGAAGATGCGAACAAAATGCCGTTTGCAGTAAATGGCGTGGCACCGCTTAACCCAGTGCCACCGGCGCTAGTTGGAACAACTTTCCAGCCAATAACTTGAACAGCGTTAGCGTTGTCTTTGTAGAACAGTTTGCCATCGGTAATGTTGATAGCAAGTTCCGACCCCAACGTGCTGTTGGTCAAGTTGCCAGCAATCGGCGCGGCTGCTGCTGTGCTGCTGCTGTAAATTAGGATTGGGGTGTAACCTGTCTGTGCCATGTTTCACCCTTATGTGTTGTCTGCCACTTGAATCCAGTTGACACCGTTGCCAACAAACGTAATGCTCTCAAAAGCGCCAAGCGTTACAGTAGCCGCCGCTTTCAAAATGAACCCTGCAAAATTAACACCATCGCCTTGATTGTGCCGAATATCAACAGCGCCACCAGAATCAGCCATCAAAATAATTCTGCGCCCCGTGTATGCTTGGTTTAATGCAGTGCGAGAAACATCTGTGCCTGAATCTGTCAACAAGAAAAACTCTGGGTAATTAAGTGTTGTTCCGCGAGTGTCAAGCGTAAGCGCTGTACTCAACGCTTCGTTAATCATTGCGTTAGGTTGCAGCGTTGTCCCATCAAAGTTTAAGTTTGACCCGCTGGTCACTGCTGTGCTTGAGTTACTGTTGACAAAACCTGCGCCTGGTGATGGCTCAATTGCACAACCGATAAACGTAATTGCGTTTGACTTTAAACCACTACTTGCAAGGTCACGCAATCGAATTGAATATTGAACGTTGTTGGAAAAAGTGCAACCAGAAAAAATAATTTCCTCGCACTTTTCTTTTAACGCAAGACCTTCATTTGAATTGTTGTATGCGTTAAACCCCGTCACCACGCCACGGGTTGTAGGGTTGTTGGGTGCAACACCAGACTGCATGGACAAGCCAGCTTGACCGTTGCTGTATGACACGCAATTGCTGATACTGAAATCAGAAGATTCCTGCAATGCAATACCGTGTTCAGTGTTGGAATATGTCACGCAATTGGTTAACGTGACATATTGTGAATATGGAAACGTAATGCCATTAAAAGCAGTGTTTCCAAAACCATTTGAGTTTGTAATGCAATCTGAAATGATGATATTTCGTGCGTACAAAGCCGCCTGAACTGGCGATGTTTTTTGGCCTACACCTGCAACCACAATACCGTCATAAAAATTTTGATACGCTTTGCATCCACGAACTGTGATGCGGTTTGGCCTCTGCGTTGTTGAACCAAGTGCGGCAAAGCCGTAACCACCGTTACCGTAGGCCGTGCAGTTTTCAAATGTTAAATCAACAGGGCCGTTAAACAAGTCAAACCCGTTGTTTGTAGAATCGTAAGATGTGCAGTTCTTAAAAGTAATGCTGCTGGCGTTATCCCCGTAAACACGACGTGCGGTGCTGTTCCAATCAAAATCAATGTTTTCGATGGTGCTGTTGTCGGTCACAATAAAGTTTCCACCTCCAGCGGTTGTGATGGTGGCGCGGGGCCAGCCGTAAAAACAAACGCCATCGGGCAAAGTCACATTGGATTCGATTTTAAAAGTACCCGTGCCATACACCGCTTTCGCGCCGCTGTTAAATGCCGCATTTATTGCTGTTGCGCTATCCGTTACGCCAGTTGCGTCCGCACCAAAGTCAGCAAGACTAACAAATTGAGCTAATTTATCCTCAACATTTGTAGTAACCGAATTTGGAAACGGCGGGTCATAAGAAACCTGTGCAGCATCTACCGCGCCGCTGCTATTTAATTGCGAAGTTGTAAATTTGACCGAAGCGCCAATGTGCAGCCCCGACACAAACGTCACGGTGTCGCTGTCAGTTTCCACATAAGCGTAAAGCGCACCAGGGCCGTATTGATTTACGCCATCCACAAACACCGACAAGCTATTAGTGCCTGGCTGGTACTGCATGGTGGTTAAATTAAAAACAGTCTGCCCAGCAGTAGCCGTCTGAATTTCTTGCTCATTAGTAAACGCAACAAAGTTGCTGTTGATACCCGACAGATTGTCGTAAGTGCCAATCAAATTGCTAGCGGCATCCTCAACAACAAATTTGTATTGAATGCCATCGGTCAGCCAAATCTCGCCGCTAGGCACGCGCCCTGCGCCATCTAGCACAATCGGGTTACTGTGGGCGATGCTGCCCAAGCTGCTGGTGTAAGTGGCCGCAGGGGTTGTGGTGCCAGCCAGATAGGTAAAAATCTTGCCACCGGCCAGCGGGTTGCCGTTGTTGTCAAATAGCTGCCCAGCTACGCCGAAAACAGGAGAAAGGTTGACTGCCATAGTTAAACCTCTGGTGTAAATGTTTGCGGCAGCCACGGCGCTACCGCCTTTGGCACTTTCATAGCCGCAATTTGATTTTCAAGATTGGTCTGGATCATCTGCCCAGCTTCAGCAGTCACCCACGCAATGACATCAGCCTCAACTACTTCAGCAAAATCCTTGCCGCCAGGCTCTTTGAAATACCACCAGCCTTCGGATTCAACGTCGCCGATAGAACACAAGTATTTGGCGGCGGTAATTACGCCTTCGTTGGCCTGAATATCTAAGATTCTGCAATTCATCAGAATGCCCCTCCACCGATGCCGCCGGTGGTCGTTAAAACGCCGCTGGACGGGTTAAATTTCAGCTTGGTCGATGATACGCTGATCGCCCGATTTCCCGACGTATTGTTGACCCAAGTAACGTAATAATCTGCGTTTGTCGTGGTGTCATCTGTCACCGCCACATTGTTTGCATTTGTTGCAGTTGTCGCCGATCCTGCCGACCCGTCGATGCTTACCCCTGTCAGACTTTGGCTGGCGCTTGTCCTGTTTAACGCAATCGAAGTCGTGCCAATAAACAGGCTGGAATTGCCCAAAACCCCTGACGGAATCGTGCCTGACAGTTGACCCGCTGGCAAGTTGGTAAGGCTTGCACCCGATCCGCTAAACCCTGTGGCCGTCAAAATGCCGGTTGATGGGTTGTACTGGTATTTTGTAGATGACGAAAAAAGTGTCGTTAGGTTGCCGCTGGTTTGGTTCGCAAATAGCGGGTAAAACGTCGAATTCGTGGTCGTGTCATCGGTGACCGTTGCGTAAGCCACTGGCGTGATCCAGCTCGGCGCACTTGTCCCATTACTCTGCAAGACCTTGCCAGAATCCCCAGCCACAGACGCTAGAAACGCCGTCGTGCCGGTCGCAGATTGGTACGGGATACTCGCCGCAGCCCCGCCTGCCAAGTTGGTGGCTGTGCCAACCGTTACCCCTGACGCTGCCGACCACTGCGGTGCGGTGCCAGATGATGTCAGAATTGTTGTGTTTGCGCCGATGCCCAGCTTTGATAATGCCGTTGATCCGGTTGCATATAGCAAATCGCCTACGGTATAGCTTGACTGCCCTGTGCCGCCATTTGCAGCCACTAACGTGCCGCCTAAAGTGACGTTGCCATACGTCGCAGAATTGGGTGTTAACCCTGTCGTGCCAGCGCTGAAAGTCGTAACGCCGCTGCTGCCTGATACCGAAATATCCCACGCTGATCGCGCCGATGATCCATTAAACGCATCGACCAAAACGTTCATGCTAGTGCCGCTGAACGAAGTGATAACGCCTTGCATG